CACGTCCAGTATCTGTAGTTGGACCCAAACCTAATCTAGAAATACCTTGTATTGGAAGATTATTATATGATGGAGATGGAGGAAGAATTCTTGGATTGATATATCCTGTTCCACCTGCACCAACAGTAAATTTCAATGCACCACCAGATCCAGCAGGGGATCTACCAACATTTACTGTAAATTTAGTGGTAGATAACACATCTTCAATACCCAAAGTAGAATTATGAGCAGGATCAGATACACTACCTAATAATTTTACAGGTCTTGGATATGAATGAGTGGTAGTGTGCATATCCTGTGCACAAGTAAATGTCAATGTACTTGTACCTATTCCAACAGTATTATTTGCCTTCTGTATACCACTAGCTGCTGCAGAGACGTATGTATGTGCACTAACATCAGTAGATGGTGTAGAATTTAAAACTTGAATTTCAAAAGTATTAGAAGTTACATCTGCAATCTGTATCCACTTATTAAAGATTGGATCAGTTCTTCTTGGGTAAGAATGGTTAGTTTGATTACCGTCTTTAGCACAAGTGAATGTTAATGAATTCTCAGCAACTTTAACATAATCACCATTACTATATCCATGATTACCTGTAGTAATAATAGTTACAATACCAACTACAGGGTTATAAATTGCATTTGTTGCAGTCTGGAAACCTGCTGAAGTAAATCCATGAGTAGCAGTTGTTGTAACCGTTAGTATTCCACTCACAGGATCGTAATCTGCAGCATTTGCCGTGAAAGGTCCTCCAGCATTTGCTGTAATACCACTACCAACAGCACTTACAAATATATGTTCATTATAATCAACCACAGTAGCGGTTATAACTGCCCCAGTACCACTTCCTCCAGCAGATCCAACACCAACTGTAATTGTATCAGTAGTGACTGCTGTAATCGCTAATGTGGCATTATAAGCAGGATCAGTTAAACGAGGATATAACTTTGTAGTAGTGTAATTATCACTTTCACAAGTAAATCCAATTGAACTAGTCGCAATACCAACAGTATTAGATATTGTTAATCCGTGAGCAGGTATTGTTAACACCATAACTCCACTAGAGGAATCAAATGTTGCATCAGTAACAGTAAATGGTCCACCTGCATTTGCAGTAACTGAATTAATACCAGCACTTACAAATCTATGCTCATATGCAATATCAGTTACACCAATAGCAATTGTTCCACCTGTATTATATCCAGAACCATGGAAATCAGTAGTACCAAGTCCAACAGAAACTATAGATTGTCCAGCACCTGCCAAAACAGCAGTAACTGCTGCTCCAACTAAAGGTGCTATACCGAGTCCACCACTAGAACCAATTGAAATAATATCACCACTTCTAGGTAATTGATTCTGATTTATATCATCGTCGCTTATAATTATACTACCATTTGTAGATGTAATACCAGAGAATACAAAACTTGTAATTCCAAGAGCATCATTACCATCAAGAGTATAATTATTTGAAAGATTAGTTTCTGTAGTTGGATTTTGGAAAATACCATTAATAACTACAAGACTACTACCAGTAGAAAGTCCAATAGTATTACCACCACCTATAGTAGTTGTAAATGTTCTACCAATTCCAGTAAAATCAGTTGAAACATCATCAAATACTGCATTAGTAGAATAATCATTTCTTAAATAAACTCTTCCACTAAAGTCAGATCTACCAGCATCACGATTAGATTCTGTTTTTTCTGTTACATTAGTACCTCTTGGTGCTTCACTAAAGTAAATACTATCTCCAACAATATTAAATCCACCCTTATACAATCTTACAGTATCTGCATCAGCATGAGTTGTAGCAGAAGAACCAACAAATCCTCTCTCAACTTCAATCATTGATATAGTTCCAGTATCTACACCTACTGGTCCAACATTTGTTACTGCATATCCAACATTATTGACTTTTACATATTCTTCACCTATTTTTAAAATATCATTTAAAATAATAGAAGATATTCCAGCAATACCTAATACTGTTGTAGATATTGATACTTGTCCACTTACATTATTAGATAAAGTAGTAGTTACTGGAGTATATGAAAGTGGTGTTTGAATTACATTATCCAATGTAATTAAACTCTTTTCATTCTTCTTGAACATCTCAAATAAATGATAATTACCTGTTCCAAAACTTGTAAATGTAGTACCAATTCCAGCATTAGCATCTGCTTGAGAAAGAGCTACATTAAATTGATTATCATCTATTTTTATTACATATAAGTCACTTGGTAACGGATTGCCATTAGTTTGAATTGATGCAATTCCAACTCCTTCGATTGAAGAACCAGGAGTATAGATTATTCTTTCTTTATCATTAAAGAAATGATTTTCAATTGTAATTATACCTGAAGTTAATGCAATACCGACTTGTGGATCAATATACCTTCCAAAAATTGGAACGTTCTTATGTCTTAACTTGAATGACTTACTATCAGCCCTATCACCGTTTAATGAATCATATTGTACTAATGATTGAGAATCTACTGCAGCACCATATGTAAGATCAGAAGGTATATTAATTAAATCAATATCAGTATTAAATACTTCACTATAAGATTGAATCTGTATAGTTCCTGATATATCAGGATGAAATACTAATTCAAAATCAGATCCATTTAATTGAGAAGTAAATGTTCCTATTCCAGAAGTACTTCCAATAGATATAAATGGATACTGTACAATATATGCATCAGTTCCATCATGTGCCATCATTATTTGATGAATAGCACTAGTATTTCCAATAGAAGCTCTTATAATATTCTTAACACTAGAAACTTTAGTCTTATTAAATTCTAGTATTGTAGAAGATGTAGAAACATTTGAGTATGAAGATTGTATTCTTAAAGAATTTTCTGAACCATCTGGTTGAGCAGTTGTCTTAAATCTATAGGTACCAATACCTGCTGCAGTAGTTCCAAATCCAACAACTCTAGATTGAACAGAAACATTGTTAGATCTATCATTCTCATAATTTAATGATAAAATATTAGAATCAAGTTGTGATGTAAATGTTCCTATAAAGTTAGGAGTATTAGTTTCAAATGAATAATTAGCAACATATGAATTTGTTCCATCATGAGTTACATAGAAATCAAAAATATTTGTTTCATTTGCAAAATTATCTCTAACCTCAATGCTTGCAAAATAAGATTCTATATCATTAATATTAGAAGATACTAAAGAAATAGATGATGAAGAACCAGCATTATTATTAATTCCAGTTAATGATACAAATCCAAGAGAAGTATCAGTACCAACACCAATTGCATTACTAAAAGTATTCTCAAAGACTTTAATATCAAGATCTGCATCGTAAATATCAACTGGATTAAATTTTAATGAATATACATCAACTTCATTTTTATCTCCTTCAATATCAACTAATTCTGAATAATTAGCTGTTGTTCCACCAGCACCTAAAACACCTTTTTGTATAGTATAGATGTTTTTATTAATATAATCTATTGATGTAAGTACTTCAGTAAATTGTATAGCAGAAGTTGATGGGTTTCTTGCTTGTACTAAAAATCTACCAAATGGATTTACTAAAGATAATGATCCATCAGTTTTAATATTATTAGATGCATTAGAGAATAATACACTAATATTGTCTATATCTAAAACTCTATTAGTTAAACATTTGAAGTAATTTACAAGTTCTCTATTTCTAAATTGAATATATTTTGATCTTTGTGGATTTGTAAGTATGGAATCATCTCTTACTAAATCAAAATTATTAATAGCATCTATTCTATTTTCAGTAGAAGATAAATCACGATTAATTGTTGTTACATCAACACTACCAATACCAACTTTTGGTGATACTTGAGTAATAGTGGTATCAGCAAAATTCTTAAGTCCACTAGTATGAACCAAACTGTTTACTGGATCTAATAATTTCTGATATTCAATTGGACTCTTAACTGTATATGATAAAGTTTGATAATAATCATTATCGGCAATAACTTGATAATCTTCATTTAATTTACCAATATTATCAATCCATCCTATTTCTCTTCTTGAAGAATAATCAACTTTAAATTTACCTGTATTAGGACTTAATTGATTAATAGTAGCAATAGAACCAGTATAAGAACCTTTAATTATATCATTTACTTTTAATTGATACTTACCAAGTATTTTAATATAATCATTACCAATCTTATCAACAATTAAATTTCTTTCTCTAAATTCTTCTCCATCATACACTAAAACTCTTTCATTTACAGAGAAAGATGCTGCTTCTTGTGTAATTTTAAATTTAGGATACTTATTGTAATTTACAACAGAAGCATATGTTTGGGCAGTTTTAGCAAGTCCAGGATTAGTGCATATTCCAAGTAAATTAAACTCAAACTTAAATGGATTATTTCCTAAAGATGGTTTAGTATCATAAGTATTTGTTACTGTGTAGAAACTGTATCCATTACTTGCAGAATTAATAGTATCTCCTTCCCATTCATTTTCTACATTTTCTAAGAAGAATGTATCTCCAACAACAAAAGGATCTGTTGCAAACCCAACAATAGGTGTTGATAAAGTAAACGTAACAACTCCACTATTTGTATCCGTAACAATAGTAGATGCAACTGAAATTGAAGTGACTGTAATACCATTAGTATTATCAAGAGATATTGCTTTAGCAACATCTATACCTTTAGGTTCAGATACAATCTTTATGTTCTCAATTGCTTGAGTAGATTCACTGACTAATGCTATTATAGATCCACTAAAATTAGGTTTTCTACTATTAGCATCAATAATGATTAATGTAGGATCGGTTTGATAATCCTGTCCACCATCAAGAATTTCAATAGATTTAACAACATTATAATCTCTTAAAGAAATTACAGGTGATAATTGTGCTATTGGTAATAAAGTTTTATCTGAAGGATATTCAAATC